TCGAAATTTCTACCTGGCATGACCTGGCAGAACCGAGGCATGTTCGGCTGGCATCTAGACCACATAATCCCTTTGTCTTCGGCCTCCTGTGCTGAGGAGATAGAAAAGTTAAGCCACTACACCAATTTGCAGCCCTTGTGGGCAGAGGATAATTGGTCGAAAGGTGCTAAGCTGCCTCACGAGCTAAAGCACAGAGGGCGAAGAAATGGCGGACTGGGTGACCTTCAAACTGAAGGGGGCTGAACAGCTTTCTAGGACGTTCCGTACTTTGCCTCAGGAAATGCAGCGTCAAGTAGTGGTTCCGGCGGCCAAAGACGCGATGGATATCGTACTCGCCGCGGCCAAGGATAATGCTTCCCGTGTCGATGATCCGGCCACGTCAAACTACATCCCGAAAAACTTGGCGCTGATCGAGGATACGAAGTTTTTCAACGAAACAGGTTCCACGAAAATCTCAGTAGGTGTTCGTAAGAGAAAGCGCGGCGTGGGCGGCGGTAATACCTTCTACGCTGCTATATTCGTTGAACTCGGGACCTCTCGCAGTCGGTCGCAACCGTTCATGCGCAGAGCCCTCTCAGAAAACGCGGCGCAGGTTTTCCAGGAATTTCTATCAAGCGCACGCTTCCAACTGGTCAAACTGGATCTGAATTAATGGACACTCCGTTCTACACCGTGTGCAAAGCTGACCCAACCGTCCAGGCGCTGCTCGGCGGCACGTCGCCACGTATTTACCCGTTCGGCGCTGCGCCGCAAGACGTCGCCAAGCCCTACGTGGTCTACCAGTGGATCGGCGGCGCACCGTTCAATATGCTTAACTGCCGCCCTGACGCTGACCGGTCGGAGCTTCAGGTGGACGTGTACGGTCTCACGCAGAAATCCTCAACCGATTGCGCCAAGGCGATCCGCTATGCCATTGAGCTGGATAGCAACCTCGGCTCCTACCGCGGTACGGATCGCGAGGAAGACACGAAACTATGGCGCACCGGCTTCGACGTCACCTGGCTGGTAAATCGTAGTTGACACACTCGTCAACCTAGGCCATACTCCCGCATTTGCGAATCCCCCGCCGCATGGTATGCTTCCGCCGAACGTTCACTCATTCGACGAGGCTTCACCCATGACCATCAAGTCACAAGGAACCGATCTCTTCACGATCGACCCCGATACCGGCGATTTGCTGGACGTGGGTTGCGTCACTTCGATTGACGGTATCGACACCGCCATCGACCAGATTGAAACCACTTGCCTCAACGACTTGGCCCGTAAATACGAGGCCGGCCTGGCAACTCCAGGTGCAGCAACCTTCGGTCTGCAGTTCGACCCGGCTGACGTGAATCAGGTCCGTCTGCACCAGTTGAAGACCGCCGGCGTCACGCTCCAGTGGGCTATCGGTTTCTCTGACGGCACTGTGGCACCGACCACCGGCACCGACAGCAATGGCGACCCGGAATTCGTGTTCCCTCCGACCCGTAGCTGGATCGCTTTCGAGGGCTACATGAACAGCTTCCCATTCTCCTTCGCGCTGAACACCATGGTCACCTCGACCGTCGGCATTCAAGTGTCCGGTGAACCGGTTCTCATTCCAAAGTCGACGAGCTAATCCATGACCTTGAATCTGAAAGACTTGGTCGCGCAGGGCGCGTTCGTCAAAGAGCCTTTCGTGAAGCGCCAGATCACCTGGCACAACACCGAAGGCGAGGAGCTGACCGCCGACATTTACGTTCGTCTCGCCTCGTACCACACGATCACCAACACGTGGAAAGCGGCAGAAGGTAATCAGGAGCATCTGGCCGCGCGGATTGCGACCATGGTGTGTGACGGGGAAGGCGGCCCGATTTTTTCCACGGCTGACATCCTCGGCACGACTGGCGTTGAAGGCCGCGGTGCGATGTGCGACACGCTGTTCCTGGCGCTGATCACGGCGGTTAACGAGGCACAATCGGCAAAGACGAAGCCCCTGAAGACTTCTGGTTCGAAATAGTGCTGAACGGGATCGGTGGTCGCACGATCGCCGAGGCCCAACAGAACATGTCGATGGTCGAAGCGCGACAATGGGCTCAGTACATTAAGCGCCATGGGGGCTTGAACATTGCTGAGCGGGTAGAGCAAGCGGCCGCGTTGATCTGCACCACAGGTGCGCAGCTGATGGGCAACAAAAAGGTCAAGGTTGACGACTTCATCCCGAACCGAGAGTCCGATGATGAGCTGAGACTGGCGACTCCAGAAGACTTCTTAAAAGTGCTGCAAGCGTCCCGGAGGAAATAAAGTGGCAGTATCGTCTCTGGGCCAGCTCACCGTGGACCTCGTTGCAAATACCGCAGGCTTTGAGCGCGGTATGAATCAGGCCGAACGCTCTTTGGCAGCGACAACCCGCGAGGCAAAACGTCAAGGCGAATCGCTGGAACGTCTGGTCGGTCAGATCGACCCTGTGGCCGGCGCACTCAACCGCCTCGACGCGCAGCAGCAGAAGCTTGACGCCCACTTTAAAGCTGGGCGCCTGCCGATCGAGGACTACACCAAGTACACCGCTGTCCTGAATCAACAGAAGGCTGCCGCTGACCAAACCGTCGCGACCTTCGCAAAGCTCGACAAAGCCTATAACGCGCAGGGTCTGACCGCTAAGCAACTCGCGGCGAACCTGCGGGGCGTTCCTGCACAATTCACTGATATCGCCGTCTCCCTGCAAGCCGGGCAGAACCCGCTGACGGTCTTCCTGCAACAGGGCGGCCAGCTCAAGGACATGTTTGGCGGCATCGGCCCTGCGGCGAAAGCTCTGGGCGGATATATCGTCGGCCTGATCAATCCTTTTACTGTGGCAGCAGCCGCAGCCGCAGCGCTCGCTCTCGCATACAAGCAAGGCAGTGACGAGACCACCGCCTTCAGCACCGCGCTCGCGATGACTGGCAACACCGCTGGCACCACGACTGCGCAGCTCTCCGACCTTGCGCAACAGATATCCCTGACTGGCGGGACTGTCGGCAAGGCCGCCGGCGTACTGGCGCAACTGGCGGCGTCCACGCGTATCCCGAAAGAAGCTTTCGAGAGTATCGCGGTGGCGGCGATCGCCTTCGAGAAAGCGACGGGACAGGCCGCTGAAGAGACGGTCAAGAACTTCGAGAAAATTGCCAAGGATCCGGCCGGCGAAATCCTCAAGCTCAACGAGTCCATGAATTTCTTGACTGCCTCCACCTACGAGCAGATCAAGGCGTTGCAGGAACAAGGCAAGGTGCAAGAGGCTGCGGCTGTCGCCAATACCGCATACGAGGAAGCACTCGGCCGCACCGCTAGTGCAGTGCAGAAGAACCTCGGCACCCTCGAGTCGGGCTGGAATGCTGTTAAAAGCGCCGCCAAGGCTGCGTGGGACGCCGCCCTGAACATCGGTCGCGAAGACACTCTGGCTCAGCAGATCAATAACCTGGATGAGCAGCTGAACGCCATCGCCAACGCGCGCCGATTGAATTCGAGCGACGGCGTCGGCAACTTGGCACCGAGCGATAGTTTCCGGGAAGACGCGCTGCAGGCTGAGAAAACGCAGAAGCTGATTCTGAAAGAGGAACAGGATAGGCGCGCGGCGTCCAAAGGCTTTCAGCAGGAGCAGCAGGCTACGGCGCTGCGCGATCAAGTCGAACTCGACAAGCTGCGCAGGGAGACCGAAAGCAACGCTGACAAGCGCGCTCGTGAACTCGGCCAGTATCGTGAACTGGTAGAACGCCGTGTCACCGCATCGCGGGCTGCGGGCGATAAGTCGCTGCTGATCTCTGCTGAGCAGCAGGCGAAAGACATCGCGGCGATAAACGAGAAGTACAAGGACGCGAAGGTAGCGGCACCGAAAGCGGTTCGCGAGGACGCCGGTAAAAAGCTGCTCGGCACTCTGCGCGAACAAGCCGCGGCTTTGCAGATGCAATCTGACTCGATCGACGAGCAGACCGGAAAGTACAAAACGCTCGGCGTTCAAGCCAAAGCATTGGCCGAGTTTGAACAACGCATCGCGAACATCAAAGAAACCACGGTACAGACAGCCGACCAGAAATCGATTCTCGCCAGTCAGGATTTGTTGCGCGCGCAGCTTAAGCGCAATGTGGCGCTCGAAGAAGAAATTGCCGCCCGCAAGACCAGTTACGAGGAAGCGGCGAAACTGGCGGCTTTCCAAGAGAACCAATCGTCCAAGTTGAGCCAAGCACAGGACGGGCTGAACTCCGCCCTGACCGGTCTGGGTATGGGGGAGAAGGGTCGCGAACGCCTCAAAGAAGACCTGTCGATTCGCAAGGAATATCAGTCCGAAGTCGACAAGCTGAACAAGCAGTTCAACACCGGACAGATCAGCGAAGACCTGTACCAACAGGAAACGGATATTCTCGAAGAGAATTTGGCGTCGCGCCTGGTCATGCAGCAGGACTACTACAACCAGCTCGACGAAGCGCAGGGTAACTTTTTCCTCGGCGCATCCGAAGGCTGGATGAACTGGGCGGAAGAGGCAACGAACTACAGCGCGCAGGCGTCGGAGTTCGTACGTGGCACATTGGACACATTGAGCAGCGGCCTTGCGGACAGCTTCATGTCGATTCTCGACGGCACAAAAACCGTGGGCGAAGCGTTCGCGGACCTCGGTGCGCTGATGGTGAAATCAATCGTGGGCGCGCTGGTGCAGATGGCGGCGCAGTGGCTGGTCTATCAAGGTGTGCAGTTATTGGTAGGGTCGACAACGTCTGCTGCGTCTATCGCGCAGGCTGCCGTAACCGGCACGGCCATTGCTGCGGCATACGCCCCGGCTGCGGCCTTGGCGTCTCTGGCATCGTTCGGCACTAACTCTGTGCCTGCAGCTGCTGCGATTCTGTCGACTACGGCAATCGCGGAAGGTGTGGCCTTGGCAGGCATGGCGCACGACGGCATTGATTCTGTGCCCCAGACAGGAACGTGGTTGCTGCAGAAGGGCGAACGTGTGACCACTGCGCAGACCAGTGCCAAACTCGATAAGACGCTAAACGACATAAAGTCCCCGACCGGAAACGGCGGCACTACGGTAAATTTGATCGAAGACGCATCACGCGCCGGGCAGACGGAAAAACGTCGCGGCGATCAGGGGGAAGAAATGATCGATGTTTTCGTAGCGGACCTGTTGGGAGATGGCCGAGTGGCTGACGCGATGGGCCGTAAGTACGGCCTTCAGACGGCGGGCCGGTAATGGCGATCCCTATTTACCCTGAAGGGCTTCCCTGCCCGCTGCGGGAAAGTTACGAGTTCACGCCGGTCAACAATATCCGCCGAACGCAGATGGATAGCGGTAGATCGCGTCAGCGAATAGAGTTTCGTAACGTACCTACGATGGTGCAACTGTCTTGGATTATGTCCTCGCCGCAAGCTTCTCTGTTTGAAGCATGGGCTGCTCAGGTAGTCGGCGCCGGCTGGTTCACAATGACGTTGCTGACCCCTTTGGGGTTTGACGAGCAAGAAGTTCGTTTTACTGAAACACCGGTAGGCGGACAGCTTACGGGGAAATTTTCATGGCGTTATCGCGTAGTTTGCGAAGTGAGGAAACGACCATTGCTTGAACCAGGATGGGCAGAAATTCTGCCTGAATACATTTTGCACGCGGACATCTTTGATTTTGCGATGAACCGTCAGTGGCCACTTAACCCATGGCAGACCTACATTGAAACTTTTGACGAAACCATTAACGAGGACTGGCCAACGCCATGACATACAACACTGGTAATCCCGTCCCGTCGATCGACCCTCGCGACCTGGACGATAACGCCGAGGCGTTTGATCGGTTTTTGCAAAGCACCGCCGCGTCAGAGCCAGATCGGCTCGGCCAGCTTCGCAAGACTTGGCACCAA